TCGAATGTATCAGGTACATCGCATTATCGCGCTCCATCGTGCGCTCGTCAATCGGCAACTGCCGCAACAGTGCCGGGAGTGTGGCGTAGAAAGCGAAGGGTCGATCGTCATTGCTCACAGGTAACGCCAGCACGACTTCTGGCAGGGGCTGGCCGAGTGCCGGGAAAAGTTCGGCAAGGCGTTCGGCGCGGGGCTGATAGGTGGTGGTTGGCATGTTGGCTCCTCTGGGGTAAGGTTAAAAGATCGTGGAATGATTCGAACATTCGCCTTCCGTTATGTTGCAACGGCCCTCTACCGCTGAGGTACACGATCAATTTTTTATGCTCTCGGGTACATCTTTTTTGATGCTTTTGCCGGTTTGTGAGTTTTTGGGTCGCACGAAGGAACGGTCTGCTCCTCATTGATATTAACCTCACTTGCAGCTCCTTCCCAGAACTGATACGTGCGAGTATTGGTAATTCCGTCGTTGGGCTGACTCACAACATTAGCCCACAACTGATCTGCGCAGAAAAGAAGCTCCATGATGTCGGGGTCTTTTTTCGGATCGAGAAATTTATTATCCTGAATTTGTAGACGAAGCGCCCGGCATTTTTTAGCCAGATCGGTATTGAGAGTACGCATTTCAGACTCTGCCTCTGCCATGTGGCCCATAGCAAGCCAGCGATGGATAGGGTAGCCGTTGTATGCCTCATCCATCAAAACAACTGCCTGCGCGAGATGTTTTCTGAAACAGCCGGAACACTGGGGTCTGGACATTTTTACTTCTCCTTTTTGGTAGTTGAGGGAATCCACATTTTATAGTCAGGTGAGCCGCAAATATCAGTGGTCAGATTGCAACAGCAATTTATACCGCAATTTTTACAACTCTTTTTTTCTGCTTCCATTATTTACCTCGCTGGTTTGTTTCCCTGTCCCTATGCTTTAAATATAACACCATTTCAAACCAAATGCAAGAAAATAATAAATAAAATAAAAATAATTATTTCAACCTCTCCAGATTAATAGTTCCGGTCGCTTTGTCATAGGTGCATTTCACCTTGTACCCGTGAGTGCGGGCGTATGCGTTTATCATTATCACATGGTTCATCGTGCCTTTGAATATTTTAAGATCACCCTTGCCCATATCAACCATCAAATTCCACTTCGGTTTTCTACCGCGAGTTTCGGGTAGTTTCGATTTTGTTTTCATAGTTTGCCTTTCGTAAAGTTATCTGTTGAAAATAACATGATACCAGTCATAAAAAGACTGTTTTGCATTTTTAGGTTGTTGAGGAATTATTTTTATTTTCATAGGTTCCGCGTAGTGTATCCAATCATCTGTCAACAAACCAAGATCACGCGCCTCGGTCATTAAAAAAATATTGTCGAGCGTCTTTGTTTCTATCGGTATCGGCCACGACAACCCAAATTTATCAGCAATTACTTTCATTAGCTTTTCTTCTACTTCACAATAACCAGACAGAAAGCCGCTTCTTTTTACAGGTCTGGCAATGTCGCATAAATACGCCTCTGACGCATCATGTAACAAACCCCATAGTGCGTTTTCATTGCTTGAATAAACCGAAACATATACGGAATGTTGGGCGACCGAATAAAACTCATTGCAATGCCCGGTAAATCTACAAATATTTGAAAGAGCATGGGCGATATCTTCAAGGCAAATGTCTTCTGGTTGAGGGTCAATAGGATCAATTTTAAGACCTGAATGTGTTTGAATCCAACTGTCTTTTTTCATTGCAAATCCTTTTGTTTATGATTATGGTTTATGACAGCACCGGCGTGTATTTGAGCAGGGCGAGTAGTTGGAGTTTGGTCACGGCAACTCTCTCCCGCACCACGGGCAGTTATTGTATTTGTCTGGTGGAAATGCGTTGAGACGCAGCTTGCCGTTGTCGCATACTTCGCAGTCGCGGTATTTTGTTGCGCATGGCGGCTGATAGTATCTGTCATCATCAGCACGGCAAGCATCAGCTATATGGCAGTTTTTACAGTTTGGCATATCGTTCCCCTCAATCGTCAATTGTTTCCGTGTCATTTTCCTCATCCTCGTCGCGCTCCCTAACCCACTCATCCATACGCTCTTCCCAATCGTCAAACCGGGCTTGGTGGTACTCGTCGCGGGTCATGTTGTCGGGTTGGGTCATACCTCAATCCACTTTCGGTGTTAGTATTCTATCGCGTCCTGGTAGTGGCGCTGTTGGTTATTCCAGTTCCGCTATCATTTTGTTAAATTCTGATTGAATCTCTTTCAAATCAGCCCGTAAAATTATTCTGGTTTTCTCATCTGTTTCAGCATCGAGACAAATTGCAACCAGTGAAATTATCTCTTTTTTGTAGAAGTCCAGATCAATACTAATCTGTTTCCCTTGTATCACGCCCGAAAGAATCATACGGACCTTCCTTTGCCTTACATTTGAATTTCATGTTTTCAATCTCAAATATCAATTCAACTGTGCCGGTTTTCCCGTTGTGATTTTTGGCTATGATAATATCAACCATGCCTTTTTTATCAGAATTTTTATTGTAGTAATCGTCACGGTACAAAAAAATGACCTTTCGCGCATCCTCCTCGAGTGATCCGCTTTCCCTCAAATCAGAAAGCAGTGGGACCGGGGGCCTGCGGGATTCAACATTGCGGGATAACTGGCTGACCAGGACCACAGGGATGTTGAATTTACGGGCAATCCCTACCAACCCCTTGCTTATCTCTGACACCTCTTCGTGGGTGGACCGCGCGCGCTGCAAGGGCTTTATATATCCGCGGTGGTCAATAAACACAATTTTAATCCCGTGCTTTTTAATCCACGCCTCGGTTTTTGTGTAAATGTGAGAAGTGTTTATGTTGGTAGAATCATCGATGTAGATGTTTGCCGCGGCAACCCTTTCGATATTTTCCTTTGCCTTGTCCAGATCTCTTTTTGAACCGGTCAGGGCGTTCCCGTAGCTGGCTCCTGATTCGGTAAAAAGCATTCTGCCGACAATTTGCTCCTTTGACATCTCGAGCGAAAAGAACAATACCGGATTTTCACGCTTTACAGCCTCATAGAGGATGATGTCATTCACAAAGGACGTTTTACCCATTGACGGCCTCGCGGCTATGATAGACAGCTCCCCGGGCATGAAACAACCTAAAATATCGTCAACGTCTGGTAGGCCGGTAGCGCGTCCATTGACTTCTCCGGTTATTTGGGCGAATAAACCGTCTACAACCCGTGGCAGGATGGTCTGTATGTGCTCTGGTGTTCCCGGGGCGCTATAGTCGCGGTTAATTTCGGTCATGGTGCTTTCTATGATTGCCGACCCGGGGCGCTCAAAATCCGCGGCCGCGGCCTGAATTGCCTGTTTTGATATTTCTATCAGCCGTCGGCGCTCCCAACGGTCACGGAGTATTTCTATCTCAATTTCGTAGTCTATTTGACCGTCGTTCGATCCTACTGCGTCGCTAATATTCTCGGAAAGCGCCGGGAATTTCTCTTTTAAAAGCCGTGGTGAGGTGCAATTTGACTGCAGCATATACTCGAAAATGGTCTTAAAGGGGCCAAAATAGAAGTATGCCGGATCCACTTTGTTTGAGTATTTCAGGTAAATATCGTGGTAAATCAGGAAGGAACCCAATAAAGAGCGTTCGATGGAAAAGGAATTAGGCATTAGAATTTCGTCTGACATTAGTTAAGCCTTTCGTATGGGCCAAGGGTTTTGATACTTTGCTCCTGCTTTGCTTTTTGGTCAGGTTTAAACCAAACGTGTACCGCTTTTTGTTTCCAGTTTTTGACCTGGTTCCCTTTTGAGTCTTTCCATTCTGCTACATTGTACCCTTTGAAAAAAGTCTCTGCCAGAGATTCAGGGTATCCGTTTTCTTTGAAATATGCTTTAACTTCATCAATTGTCGGTGGTTTGAATTCTGGATAATTTGACCGTTTTGCACGCTTAAGAGAAGGAATAGGAAGAATAGGAAGAATAGGAACAGGAGCCGCACTATCATGCGGCATTCCCGCACCTGTTTCTAAATCTATGATTTCAATCCACTTAATAGATACCGTACAAAAAGAAAACATATCTTCAATAAGTTTGATAGGAATACGTGTAATTCGTGCCAATGATGCAAAATCGTGAGGTTCGCCAGATGATCTTAAAAGTGTTCCTCGAAGTGCGATATTGTCGCATGATGCTGCGACTTCTATAACAGCAATGAAGGTTCCAAAAATAGCCGGACCATTTTTCCGAGGGTGTCCCTCCTCGTCGGTCATTATGTTGGTATAACCATCACCATCAAGTTTAACAGGAATAGGCAACCATTGTAATTTTTTTAAATCACGGGTACGATTGTTCTCGTAGATTTGATTCCAGTTTTTAATGCGGTAACATGGTTTCATAAAACCAGAACTTTCTCTCGCATGAAAAGCCCCGTGACAGGCTATCGAACTGGCAGGATACGCTCATATCATCCAGAAGCAAAAGCCATATCACGGAGCGGATAAACGATTTTTTAAACTTGGATTTGAGCGATCCTTGGTAGAGAATATACGATACAAAACAGGAAAGCGCAAGGAAAAAGAAAAATATTTGCGCGGGGGAGTTTTAACCCGTGATTTTACCCGTGACTTTTAGAACATTTCCCTATTTCTCGCTGAATCTCGTTCCTACGGTCTACAATAGCCCGAAAGTCCTCCCGGTGGTGATAATCATCAGGGTGGGCCGTGGCTATCTCCTGCGCCTGCCGGTTGAGTTCGATGATTTGCTCTGTGATATTCATATTCCTCCAAAGAGTGAAAGTTGTTCCGTGTGTTGCGCCTCAAGATTGAATAGTGGCAGGTCCTCTATCGGCTCCTGGATTGGTAGTTCACGTTGATATTTATTCCATGCGCGTTTGACCTGGAGAAGTTCGGTCTGTTCGGTCTTTACTGCCTTTTTAGCCCGTTGTTTATCTCGGTATGAGTGACAATTACCATTTAACATTCTCACCATAAATTCACAAGGTTTCCCGTGCTCGTAGTCGGCGCATGAATAGCACGAAAGCACCACTGACCCGGCAACAGGTTGGATAATATCCGCGGTGTTCATGTTGTGCCCTGCCTTTAAAAAGTTTCCCTCGGTTATTATCATCTCCTCGCCGGGTTGGATCGGTTCTCCGCAGCACTCACAGTGCCAGGTTTTAGAAGCGAATGCCGTGCCAACCACTAAAACAGCTTAAAACATACTAAAAACGCAATGTTAGACTATTGAATACAAGGTATTTTTACCGATTCAAGGCTTAATAAATCTGATTTAAGGCATTATTACTGATTTAGAGCAAGATTGAGAAAAATAGAGAAAACACATGAGATACATAATTGTAGCAATAATCTGTAAGGTATTGATTTATATACGATACATTTTTGTATCACTGATACAGTTTTGTATCAAAGCGGTTAAAAGCGTTGTAAGTCATTGATATTAGTTTTTAGTATAAATTAAGTGTTGACTATGGTTGGATAATTGATTATTATTTATCAATGGGGTTGTGCCGATACGCATTATAAGCGTTTCTGCGGGTTCCTGAATGACAGGGGACAAATACGACGCAGCGGTATTCTGGTGATCTACAGAGATCAGGGACACGATACAGCGGGTATAAACGCAGCGGCCCAAAAATCCAGCGACGAACTTCTCAAACCTTTGTAATGGCAGCAAGGGGGTTTGGGGGTTCTGTGTCAAGGCTTAAAAATAAATGTTGACTTTAAACGGGTAATAGATTATTATTAAATCATGGAAGACGTTAAAACACCAATAACACAAGAACAGTTTGATGCAGCCTGCAAGATAGTAGCTACTACGGCGTTATCAATCCACAAGGCTTGTAAGTCGATAGGAATAGGTACACAGAGCTTTTACGAGTTCATGTCGATTATAGGCCAAACAGCGAAAGACCAATACGCGCGTGCGAAAGATGACGGATGCGACAACATTGCAGACGATTGCCAAGAAATAGCTGATAGTTGTAAGGATTCAAACAAGGCACGCCTTCAAGTAGATACTCGCAAGTGGTATCTATCTAAAATAAAACCAAAGCGTTACGGCGATCACCAACAGATAGAGATCATATCATCTGTCAATAAGTTTGTTGAATCTACTATTAAGATTATCAAACAGTATGTATCAGTAGAACAACAGGCGGAAGTGATAAACAAGATACAGTCAAGCATAGATTTTGATTGACTTGAGGTAATTTACATGGCACTTATTAAACAAATATTCTATAAGTTATTGATAAATAAGTATGATATAGTTTAATAAGTTGTTTACATAATGTGTATTATGCGCCGTTATACGTTTAAATAGAGGGGAAGCATGGATACCAATAGATCAGCCATAGCAAAGGCACCGGGGGCACCCCTCCTAGTCCTACCCCTCCCCCCCTATAAATGTCTACCCATCTACTCCTCTATATCTGCCATCACTCTTTTCATAATCATATTTTTTTCACTATCTTTTTGCCAAATCGTTTGTCCTGCTTGTTCTGATAGTGGTAAAAAATCAAATGTGTTTTATAAAGGCGCTTCTTGCACATTGGTATTTTGTGGTAATGGGTATTATGACACTATTGGTATTTTCCATCCATCAGAACCTTGCAATACATTAACAGAATACTACGAGTGTTCTAATGGACACAAGTTTGAAATTAAAAGCAAGAGATAACAAAATGACTATCACCCTTAAAGCTCCTAATGATAAGTACCGTGACGAGTACGATAGGATATTCCGCAAGGATGATGATGGTAAAGAATCTGACAATGCCAATTTAAATACACAATCTGAAAAGGTGGTATCTCATGAATGATCCTCGTCAGGCTGCGATGGATATGGTACTTGGTGGTGGTGGCGCTCCTTCTCCTGCTGAGGCTGCACCGGAGGCTCCTGAAGGTGGCGGCGGTATGAAGTGTCCTGTTTGTGGGGCGCAGTTTGAATTGAAGGCTGAAGAGGCTCCTGAAGCGGCTGGTGAGGGTATGGAAGAGGGGGGTATGTAATGGCGAAGAAAGAGGCCCCCCTTATGGTTGCTGTTCCTGCCGCAGAAAAAGTTGTTTCAGAAACAAAAAAGGAGTTTTATATGGACAAGATTGTTAAGGTTTTGCTTGAACTTGTTGAAGAGACAAAGAACTTAAAGATTCCTGAATTACCGGAGTATGATGGGCCTGAAATATTTGCACCCAGGATTAATGAGCCTGCCGAGAAGTATAAGATTGCCGATAAACGCGCAAGAGTTGAGGGAATCATTCTCGGCGCTATCGTTGAGATTAAAAAGGTGTTGGGGCGATAATTTAACAACCAACTGGCAAAGCCAGGAGAAAGAAGGAAACTATGATTAAAAAGATTCTTGTTATCGAAAATACTGATACGGACTACCTACACACGGTGGTGAACAAGCTCAATGAGATTATTGAAGAGATCAACCTTAATACCAGAAATAGCGGGGCTGTCGCGTCTGCTTTTGACGGTCAGTTAAACGCTCCTAAAACGCAGATTGGCGGTATTGCTCGGCGGGTTACTGAAATAGAGAACATGCTTCCCGACCATGAGCGCCGGATAAATATTGGCGAACATCTTGACAGGGTTTACCATTTGGGATATATGGAGCGTGGCCCTGAAGAACCAGCTCGATATGACTTTTCTATGTTTGAGTTCAAGGGTAAAAAAGTTTCAGAAATGTCGGAAATGGAATTGAAAAATATGCTTTGCGAAGCCGGGGAGATGATTGCAGAATTGACCCCGCGTTCCTTTGTGTTTGTTGGTAAAAAGGGGTAAAATGGCCGGCTATTCTTCATCAAGCACAACGAATTTCAAGAAAATGCTTAAAGAGCAGTTTCGCGATACTGTTGCGCGTTTGGCTGAAGAAGATCGTCCGGCCTATGAACCTACGGGGTTGCAGGAGGATATTATTTACACCGTGGGGTGCGGGAAGTTTAAGATAGTTGTTGCTCTCGATGCCAACAGGACCGGGAAGTCAAGTGCGATAATGAATATTGCCAAAAACATTTTGTGGCGATATGACCCGAAGTGGTTTGGATGGTGGGAGGGTGACAATGTTTTCAAGAAGTGGCCCTATCCTGAAAAGAGTTTTCGGATTATGGGTACTCCTTCTGCGCTGGCTGATAACGGCTCGGTATTAACGGAAATCAGGAAGTGGTGGCCGCGTGGCAAGTATACGCTGGACAAGGGCGGGAAGAGTTACTATAGCCAAATTTCGACGGATTCCGGTTGGATTGGTGATATGATGACTTATGAGCAAAGCAGGGAAGAGTACGAGGGAAAGACGTTAAGCCTTGGCCTTGCCGATGAACCGCCTAAAGCTGCACTGATGGGCGCGATAATGTCCCGATTGATGCAGGGTGTTTTGATTGTCGGTGCTACTCCTATAAATTGCGGAATTTTCCTTGACATTCTTGACGATATTGAGGAAAAGGGCGCGAAGATAGCCAAGGTGAGTGGGACCGTCTGGCAGAACGACAAGGATACCGGGAAACCGAATCACCTGGGGACAAAGCGCGGATTATGGACTTCGCAGGAAATCGCAGAGTATGCGGCGACAATACCACCCGATGAAAGGGATTCGCGGCTTGAGGGTAAGGCGACGAATAAGAGCGGAAAAATTTACCCGATGTTTGACAATTCATATCCGCATGATGCGCGGCATGTTAAGAATATCGACGTTGCAGGCGGATTCCTGAAAAATTGCAATTGTTACATGGCGATTGACCCACATAGAAAATACTACCCGTTTATTAAGTGGTATGCGATTACGCCGAACAATGAGGTTATTGTCTATAATGAATTTCCGACAAGAAAATACCTTGGCGGGTTGTATTACGACGAAATAAGAAACAGTAAGCAGTTTGATTTGTCAATGGAACAACTGGCGGGGATAATCAAGGCTTGTGATTTTAGCGACTTCGGGGCGAATATTATCAGCCGGATACCTGACCCGCGCTTCTCTGCTGAAAATGCAGAGTTTATGGCCGAACTTGGACGCTGGGGGGTAACAAACTGGAGGCTGCCGGCCAGGGAACGCATCGAAACCCAAAGGGTGAAGCTGCAACAGTTGATGACCTACGACACGCAGCGGCCTTTCAATGAATTTAATAAAATGGCGTGGTATGTTGCTCCCTGGTGCGAAAATACCAGACGCGCTTATGAGCGGCATTTCTGGCTTGAAAGAAAGCCGGGTGTTGGGAATAGTGACGGTGTAGAGGCAGAGGATTACAAGGACCCGATTGACTGCGATAGGTACTTTCTTGCTGTTGCTGATTTGCAATGGCAGCGGGTATGGGAAAATTCAGAAGTCAGAAAAAACCGGCAGATAGTGAACGAAATCAGCCGCGAATACATGGAAAACTTATCTGAAACTTCAATAGCGAGGTAATTATGAAAATGGTAAATGGCCGGGAAATACCGGATATCGTCGGGGAACTTACCAACCAGGAAGGTATGAATAAGCTTTCCGAACTGCTGACCGAAATGGCAAATGCTTTCAGCGAAACTCCCGAAGGCGATTCCCTGGTTCTTACCACTCTGTCCGTGACAAGCACCTCGCTGTTGACCGGGCTTGTTACTGCACCGGGCGGCATTACCGCTGGCGGAATTATTGGTCTGACCGGGGCAAAGCAATCTTTGTGGACTATTGGAGCAAATTCAAGTGTTGCCGGGTCTGGTTATCATCTTACTGCAAGCTTGACCAAGGCCCTTGCAATATATGCTGACGATAATGCAACGCTTTACGGTGAGGGGGCGGTAAGAACGGCACAATTCAGAAACCTGATTACGCTGTCTCATTCAAACGAAACCAGTATTTTCGGCTCGCAGTCTCAGTTGAAATTGAAACCTGGGGCCGGGTTGGGAATAACCCTAACCACTGGCAACCGTGCCGGATCGTGGAATTACCTTGAAATGGCAGGTAATTCAGGGCAGACAATAACACTGTCAGGATCGGCAAAGGCAACCGCTGGGTGTTTCAGTATGGTTGAATGGGATGGTGTCGGATCACTTACGCTTTCCAGTGGTCATAATCTTGCTGGATTTGCGGCCCTGACAAACGTGGTTAAGGGGGCTGGAACCTTTACGCAGACCGGGAAGTTCTCAGCTTTCACTGCAATGAATAACGCCACGGCTTCATACAGCAAATTCAAATTTGGCCTGTATTTGCCGATGGAAGCGGTTGAAGAAGGAATACGCATTGGAGAAAGTTCAAGTACGGCGGGATCAGGAATAACACTTTCATCTTCACAGACAGCGGCTTTTAGGGTGCATTCTGACGATGGTGGCGCTGCCCTTGGTGCTTCTGCGGTACGCGGCGGTGCTTTCCGTACACTGGTGACGGTATCACATTCTAACGAAGTTTCGATCTTTGGATGTCAGAATCAGCTAAAAATAGCAAATCCGCTCGATCTTACGCTTACAACCGGGAACCGGGCAGGTTCTTGGAACTATTTGGAAATGGCTGGAACAGCGGATAAAACAATTACCTTGTCTGGAGCAAACAAAGCAACTGCCGGGGCATTTGCAATGGTGGAGTGGGACGGAGTAGGGTCGCTGACGCTTTCCGCAAACCATGTTCTTGCCGGGTATGCTGCGCTGACTAATGTTGTGAAGGGTGCAGGAACTTTCACGCAGACAGGAATATATGCGGCTTTTGCATCTGTAAATAATGCAATCGCATCATACTCGCCCTTTTCTTATGGGTTGTATCTTGCCGATGATAGCGTGACGACAGGATACGGGGTAAGATTAGAGGGTGGTGCTGTTATAGGTTCTGGATCGGGGGCCCCTTCGCATAGTGCTGCACAAGGCAGTATCTACCTTCGAACCGGGCAGGCCATAAACGCAACGATTTACGTAAATACAAACGGAACGACCGAATGGACGCTCTGCGACGCAGTGAAAGCATAATAAACCAAACCCACGAAAGGGGCATGTATGAAAATCTCTCTTGAAAAACTGTTGGCGATTCATCTGTCTATCAGGAACATGAAGAAAAAGGAAGTCTCAAACAAATGGGCTTTTGCTTTGACGAAAAACAAGGCCAAAATTCAGGGGGATATTGAAGGTATTGCGGCATCGGAACAGAAGTTTATGGCGGTACAAGCCGAACAGGACGCTTATGTTGAAAAGAATGGCAACCGTGAAAATGACACCGGGGAGCCTGTTGTCGACAAGGATGATCCAGGTATTCAGGAAATTCATGCGCGGTTTGTCAAAGAATTGGAAGCACATCAGGCTTTGTTAAAAACCGAAGTTGATATTGAATTTCACATGATACCGTTTGAGGAAGTGCCGGCAACAATTGCCCAGGAAGATATGGAAGCCCTGCTGCCACTGATAACGGAGCCGAAGTAGTATGCAGATCAAAAAAAATCCTGAAACCGGACACCTGCAATTAACCGGGAGTGTTCCCGAAGATGGAACCAAGGTTGTCGGAATACGGCAACTGTATGGAATATTCAGCGGTCCCAAGGGCGAAAAGCTTATGAGTGAGATTCGCCAGGATGCTATCAATCGCGGGTATCGCGCTCCACTGGTTTTTAAGGTGCTTTCTGGAGTTAAAGACAAGGAAACCACAGAACAGGCAAAAGCACTTGACAATGTTGAAATCTTGAGAAAAAAAAGGTTGTGGCTTGAAAAGACAACCGGAAGAATATCAGAAGCAGAATATCAAACACAGTTAAGAGAAGGGGTTTAGTATGAAAAAGTCAATAGGGTTGTTTTTGCTGGTGCTTTGCTCGCTGTCTTTTGCACAGATCAAAAACTGGAAGGGATGGGCCGATACCAGTATGTTCTGGATAAAAGACACGACTACCACGAAGTACAGTAAAATTTTTAATCAGACAGAAGGCGTTACCGCTTCGCTGACAGTCATGGCGAATGATACAACTGCTGCCGGCCTTTCTGCCGATTCAACAGCGTTCTATTACGGCTTTCAGGTCGGCGGCCCTGTTATTAATTATTCTGGCAGGCTTGATACTGCATGGGCAGGTCTTGATACCCTGGACACTATAAGCAGTGCCGCGTACTTCGGTATGCAGGGCGGCGGTCGGTACAGTCTTACAACTGACGTTATTACCGAAACATGGGGACAGGCTGATACTTCTTCGGTTACTGGATTTGCGACACAGACGCATCCTATCAGGGCGTACAATTGGGATACTTTTTTCAGGATATGGGTTAAGGGCAAAACCGGGACCAGGTTAGCAAAACCGAACCGCGTAGTTGTCGCTGTTCGCAGACAAACGGCAGTTCCAACTACATCAAGGTAATAAAATGCTGACAATAAATGACCTTCAAAACCAAGTAGTCTATAAGCGTGTGGTTGATTACGTCAATCAGCGCATAGATGACTACTGGCAATCGAAGTGTTATAAATCCCTTTGTGGCCGGGTAGACAGGCTTTTCAAACTTGTTCACATGGACCGGGAAGGCGATAGAAACGCCTATACCGGGGCAAATACCTGGATGTCAAAGGTAAGTGTTCCACTGGTCAGGGAAATGTATATCGTGCTGCGGTCGGCAATGAAGCGGTCTTGGAACCAGGACCCGCTTATTACATTTGAACCTATGGGAAGTACGACATACGCCAACGCTCTTAACGCTCAAACAGTTCTTGACCTGAATTACAAAAACACAAATTTCAGGGACAGAGTGCTGCGCGAAGTTTATCGGAGCGCGGCAGCATACGGTACGGCAATAACCTTTTCGCAGTACGAAGAGCGGTCAAAAATAAGCGGGTATGAAACTTTCCATGATCCTATGATGGGTTATGGTCGCCGGCCCGTCAATGACCTTTCAGCAAATTGCTGGAATTACATCATCCCGATTAAGCACTATTTCCAGAACCCCGACATTGCAGACCACGAACAGACTGATTATAAAGGCCATGTCAAAAGATATTTCTTGACAGACCTTATTGCAGAATATAAGCGTAGTCCCGAATTGTATTTGAAGGAACAGCTTGCAAAAGTCATTAAAGCGGCAAAAGACGACAACATGACTTCAAGCAATATCATATCACGCGAACGTCAAGTCACCGAGCGCGATATAAGTGTTGACGTTTACCAGTATTTCGGGAAGATTCATACAAAAGGCAATGAAACTGATTCGAACGACTATGTTTTGTGGATTTGTGGCGATCACATTATTCGTTTCAGCGAAAACCAGAACGACCACAACATAGACGGGTACAGCGTTTATAACCTTGACAAATTCGAACATTACTGGTGGAGCAATACGCCGATTGAAAATTCAGTTTCGTATGAAAATATAATGTCAATCCTCATGCAAACGTCAATTGACAGCATTATGCAGGGGCTTGAAAAGTATATCTTCTATGATGAGGGGTCGATTGACTTTGCGAAGATAAACGACCGCCATAAAAACAATGGCTTTGTCGGTGTGCGCGTTAAGGATATGCCGATTCAAAATATGGTATGGGACTATCAGCGCAAAAACAATGGGACGCAAGATTTTAAATACATCATGGAAGAGGCCAAAGAAGCGGCTCAAAGAGTGTCGATTAAAGCAGACTTGGCAAGGCAGGGGTTGCGCGGCGGCCCACAGAATGAAACCCTGGGCGCTGCTCAAATGCTTGTCGAACAGGGGCAGACGCAAGAGTTTGATATTTTTGATAACATGGCTTATGGATTCAAGCAGAATGCAAAAAACAATATGGTTCTTTTGCAAATGAATCTTCCGTATGAATTTCAGGTGAGGAATCATCAGGAGAAGATTGACAAGTCGCTTGAACTCAAAGACGTTCTCGGCCAATTTGGAATGAATGTTGAAACTGCGCTGACAAAGAATACAAGCGGGGAAATTCAGCGGCTTTCAAACGTGGTGACAATGCTTATTAACTGGAAAGGAAGCGGGAACCCTGCTTTTGCAAATATCGACAAGGGGTTGACGAAGCTTGCGCGGGAAGTCGTGCGCAAGAATAACCTGCCGGACATAAACGTCGAAGAGATGTTTCCAGACCAAATGCCGATACAACCGGGCGGTATGCCTGGTCTGCCGGCTGACAATGGAGTTGGTGCAGCGGTTGCGCCTCCTCTGCCAACCCAAACTCAACCAATGATGGGGGCGGTATGATTAAGTGGTTTAAAAGGCTTTTTGGGATTGTTGAAGTTGCACCGTATGAAAACGACGAAAGTGTCATGATCAAAAAATATGAGGAGCTATTGAGAAGCCATAAGGCTCTTCTTGAATCCGATGTTCTCCGGTATCTTCCTTTGAAAGTTTTTGATGTCAGAGATAGAGAATTTGTGCGCAAGATTGCCGCTATTCATAGCAGCGAAGAGATGAAGTTTTTGGTATACGATCTTCGCCAGCAATGCGTGGAAAAGATGGTTGAAGGCAATACCGAAGTGAATTTGCAGACGGTTGGCATACTCAAAGGCATTGACATTGTGATGAAAAACCTTGCAGGGTATGACAATATTTGGCAGGAAATAGTAAGCCAGGAGAACCGTGATGGAAAAATATAATCTTCACGAACTCAAGGCAAAAGGCAATCACAGCATGAAATTGCCGGAAGATATTAACAAGCTTATTGAGGAAGTCGCAGTCTTGATTGGTGATACCGAAGGGCTTGAAGCTTTGCGGCAGTACCGTGAAAAGCGGTGGTTTGGTCAGGTCGTTTTGTGGGACAAACACGGACGGCATGTTGCAACGGCGTACTTCGATCATGGCATTTGTTTCAGGCATGAAATTACGAAGTATCGGAAAGAAAACATTGGTATTCCCTTGACGATTCAGTCAGTAAAAAACGATATGTTGGAAGATAAAAAGAAAGGTGGTTAGTATGGGCTGCGGAAAGAAAAAAGGAAAAAAGAAGTAAAACTTAAACCTAAACTCTCTAAGGGAGAAAACTATGGAAAGCGAACTTGAATCAGGAACTATGACAGAAGGCGGCGGCGAGATAAGTCAGTCTGAAATGCAGTCTGATTTTCTCAGTGACTACCAGTTGGTTGATGAAACCACTGGTGAGGCTATTGAGGAAAAAACTGAACTGGAAGCGCCTGTTGTTCCTGAAGCAAAAACACCCGAACTGCCAAAGGCAGAAACACCTGGAACGCAAACGACCGTAACGGATTATACCAAAGAACTGTATAATGACGACGGAACGCTTAATGTTGAGAAGGCAATGTCACTTTTCGGGGCGAAGCAGGAACCTATTGTACCGGCACAGCAACCAGTAATACCGCCTGTTCAACAGCAACAGCAACCTCCGAAACAGCCTGAAGTTCCGGTAGACCCTATGACGCAGATGCGGAAAAACGCAATGGCTGCGATAGAACTACAGCGGTATTATATGGAACAAGGGTATGACGCGAACCAAGCGATGGCACAAGCAGAAAAGGACATTGACGATCACTTGCGGCAACATTTGCTTAAAAGTGAAATGCAGAAGATGCGTGAAGAAATGGAAGTGGAACGTAAATCTCTCCGTGAAGAAATTAAAAACGAGAGAGAGTTGGCAAAAGCCGAACCACTTGCCGAAACGAATCTTTTCAATGTTCTTAACCGCCATGCAAAAGGAATGTCTGTTAATACTTTGAGACAAGCCATATTCGACAAAAACCTTGGTGGAAACTTCCTTGTTGATATGTTCGAGATGATGAATCCGGACAAGTTGAGTCTTCAGGGAGACCCGCTAAAAAAGGCAATGAACGATTGGTTTATCAAGGTGTCGGCTAAAAATGAGCGTTTCTTGGAATCACTGGCGATCAACGCCGTAAATAATATCAAGCAACGGGTATATCCGGAAATGGCAAAAATGATACAGCAAAACGCCGTGGCAAGACAGGGCGTAAAAAAAGCAACTCAACCTGGACCGAGAACTCCGCAAAACCCTGCGGTGCATGGCTCAAGTGAAAAGTCAAAGGCGCAAGCCGAACTTGATATTTTCCTTGGCAATTCGCCGCGACCGGATGCTCGGCCTCACATTTAAGGAGATAGATTATGGCAACAGCCGTAAAATCAGCAATCACTACTCCGGCAATCAGCACGACCGGAATCCGTCAGCGTACCGTATCTGACACCATTCGCCACCTGTGGCCGGGGAACCCGATTCTTGGGTTTATCAGCTCCGGTATGGCAAAAGGGTACGACGTAACGAAAGAGAACTTCCGCATTGGTAAGGCTGCGGTGAATAACACTCTTTTTGAGAACTTCACCTATACCCCGATGGCAATTTCAACGGTGTGTACCGTTTACGACAGCGGTACTTCGCTGACCATCGACGCGAACTATGCAGACGTTGTGCTTGGCTCGGTACTCGTTGACCTTCCGAGCAAAACCGCCTGCCATGTCAACGCGATGACCGCCGGGGCCCTGACCGTCGTTTCTATCGGTTCTACCACCTTCGAAAGCGCGGTCGGTAATACCCTGCTTATCCTTCCCAGTACCTACAAAGAGAACTCAACCTCCCCGTATGTTCTGATGAAGGACGAGGACAATCTTTACAATACGCTCCAGATCAACCGGGCGGCGTTTGAAATTTCTGCTTCTGCGGAGAAAATTCCGTACTACGGTACGCCGGCGTACTGGAAGCGGATTAAAGAGCGCGGCGTTATCGAATACCTGCGGAAAAAAGAAGCTGCTTTCCTGTTCTCCGAAAGGGCAAGCTCTGGAGAAACCACGACTGACGCAACCCTTGGCGATTTCAGAAGCACTCGCGGCCTCTGGAAATGGGGTGTTGCTGGTGGTGCGTCTGATGATGTCGGCGGGGCGCTTACCTATGATTATGTCACCCAGACGCTTCCGACGAAGTTCAATTCTTCGGTCGGTTCTGCGACGAAGAAGGTGGCAGTCATGGGAACGCAGTCTTACGGCCTTTTCCTCGGTATGCAGGCAGACAAAAGCACGATTCTGCTTGACGCTTCCAAGGAATACAAGGACGTTACCCTCGGAACTCACGTTTCCAGCATTCTTACCTCCAAGGGCAAGATTGACCTGTTTGTCCATGACCTGTTTGACCAGGAAGGGCTTAACGATTCCTGCATGATCTTCAATCCCGATACGGTTGAGTATGTGTACCTGACCGGGCGCGACGACCAGGCGAGGAACAACATCCAGGGCAACGATCAGGACGGATACAAGGACGAGATTTTCTCCGAGTGGGGAGTCCGTGTGACCGATGGTGGTGCGTCGATTCTTCTTCTCACAAATATGTGGTAATTAACCGGGGCGGCCCACGCGCCCCAAACTTTAGAAAGGGTTTAATTATGAAAAAGATTTTTTCTCTTCTGTTTCTTTCGGCGATTGTGTCAATGGTTTACGCCGCTCATCCTGCTGCATCAGATAATTATGTGTATGATGCCAAGTTTGACACGGTGGTCACGACTATCGACACTGTTGGAACTACCACGACCCAGGATGTTGTAGTGAAACGTCGGCTCCCCAAAGAGCGCGGATGGAATTACTACATTATCAACAAAACCATTACTGGTGCCAATGCCGCGAATACCGAACTCATTGTAAGCGTTCTTTGTTACAATGCTGCCGGGACGCTGCTTTCTACGGTGGTGCTTGATACCATTGTCGGAGCGTCGAGCCAGGCAATCATCCTGCCAATTAACGTCGGGCTTGTGGGTGACAGGTTCACGGTAAAACTTACGGGTGGTGCCGCGAATGGAGCTGCGGTTTATACGCAGGGCTTTCAGATCGTGATGTATCGGCCTGTTCAGTCGTGGAATAAGTAGGTTTCTGTAGTTTCCTATGGTGATTGTGGTGGGTATTTTGAGACGGTACTCACCACAATTTTAAATCAACCTTTTAAGAAGGAAAAATATCATGCCTAAAGAAATGGCAGTATCAACGAAAGAAGCATTAACGTCTAATCGTGGACGTAACGACGGGCTTTTCACTGAAGGTCGGCCTGACCTGGTGAAGAAAACAAAAAAGATGCTGTTTGTCAGTCCTCACCAGAAACAGGGGTTTAAGGTTCCTGTTCGTGAGGCCGATGGTAAAATAATGACGGCTGTAAACAATGCAACCGGAAAAACCCACCTTATCAACGGTCGGCCTATTCCGGTGCTACGTGACTGCAATTTTTTGACGCAGAGCAACAATGTCAAGCGCGGGTGTCTATCGTATTATGAAACCGATGACCCCGATGAGATCGAAGTCCTGACCGCTCTGTCAAATAAGGGCGGCAATGAGATCATGACCGAAGAAATGTATCTCAAGAGCAAAGACCCTGGCGCGTATGAGATGAAGAAAAAGCTCACTGCCAAGGAAGAAGAAGTCGCGGCTCTCCAGACCGAAAAAGCTGCTGACAAGAATGTGATTGCTGAACTTGAAAAGCAGATTGCACAACTGACAGCACCGTCAAAAGGAAAATAATATGCTGAACGCTGACCTTTTTGCCAATATTAAAAACGCCTTTCTTGATTGGATGGACGATCAAGATAATAGTGGTGGAAATGTCGCGGATACAGCATTGGCAACAATCAATCGGGCCCAGGATAACCTCGAACGATACGACTGTTGGGATGGCCTTGTAAAAGATGCCAACCTGACGCTTGGCGGTACGGATGGGCGTACCGCTAACCTTCCTTCTGATTTCAGCGGCGAAGTAATTGCGGTCGGCATTGATTCAAATAACGATGGGAAATTCGATACTCTTTACTACAAAGATTCTACCGATATTTCCAATGGGTACAAAATCAGATATGTGTTTACCGCTGCAACCGGATACGCTGGAACTATTCAGTTTATGAGTACGGTGCAAGGTACGCCGATTATCAGGTACAAAATCAAGCTGACTGCCTTTGTAGGGAGCGGAACTGAATATAGCTTCTTCCCGTTTGATTTGCTGCTTGCCGAAGCGCAATATATCCACGTTACTGAAAGCGGTATTGTCGGCGCTGATTTGCAGGCAATCGAAAAAAGACGGAAGGAATTGCTGAGGGATTTCCGGCAGGAGCGGCAATACAAAAACCACGATATGCGAAGTGTTCAAAACGATAGCCTTGGGTATCCTATTTACAATAATGGGTATTCAATGACAGGTGAATCTACGCAGCATCGGGATGGATATTCTAACGATTACGACAGGCGGTAATTGTGGCCCTTGCTTATACTGCAAAACTGACAACGCTTGACTTCTCAAATATGAGCGGTGGAATAAATACCACTGACCCGGCAACCGATATTAAACTAAATCAGGTTCAATCGGCGCTCAATGCTATTTTCACCAATAAAGGTTTTGGCCGGTGTTATGGCTTGGCAGGATTAAAAAGCGGTGCAACATTTCCGACTTCGCGCGGGTATGGGATTCACGTTTACGAAAAAGCCGATGGCACTGAAATTCTGCTTTCTGTAGTCGGAAGCAAGCTTTATTCGATAGATACGGCAACCGGGGAACCTACAGAATTATACGATTTTATCATTGCTGGCGAAGCGTACTTTGTGAATTACATGGGGATATGTTTTATCTGCAACGGAACAAAACTTGTCAAGTATGACGGAACCAATGCTTATCAATCCGGTATAGCCGCTCCGGTTGGTGTAACCGCTGCCGCTGCCTCTGGTGGCTCTTTGCCTGATGGTGCCTATCAAATATACGTCGGGTACGCTCGCAAGGTTGGCGGGGCTAACGTGCTATATGGAAGCGGTCAATTGGTCGGAACCGTTACGCTTACCACGGGAAACAATACCATTGACTTTTCAAGTTTTGCAAATAGCAGTGACCCTCAAGTGAATAATAAAGTTGTCTGGATGACTGACGCTGCCGGGGGCACGTTTTATTTTTACTATGAAACCGGCGATAATACCACGACAAGCTTCTCTGTTTCTTCTGCCGGAACAAGGGACGATACCAGACAGTACGATGTTTTGGCCGCTTATAATCATGTCCCGGTGTCCCCTGAATACATCTTTGTGAGCGATAACCGGATATGGTACACAAGCGGGAACCAGGCGTTTTTCAGCTTGCAGGCCGGGACGATTTACGATCTTGAAAAGTTTGATACCGAAGCAGACGGGAATGTTTTGACATTCCCCTATCAGCTTGAAGGCGGGTTTGTTTTGGGAAAAACAATATGCCTGAATACGACAAGCGGAATAATCGTGCTGCCAAATGGTGACATTTCTCAAGCGTATGAAATAAAGGGCGCTCCGTACTATTTCAAATATTTCAGAACTGTTGGGGTATGGAACAATACTGCCATAGGTGTTACAAACGACGGGGTACGGTTGTTTGATGGTGAAAGCTTTAGTGCGGTGAATATCAGCCGTGACATAAAGGCCGCTATTCAGCGGTGCTATTCTGACAGTACGGCAGTTTTTCAACCCTGCGGTCAGGTTATCAGAAACGTAAAAAGCGTCAGGACAGAGTACATTTTCTCGTTTATGGATACCTCTGTTTCCGGCTTTTCAAATAACAGGCAATGGGTTCTTGATCTTGACAGTTTGAATATCGCCAACGCAGACAGTTACAATACGCAATGGGAGCAATGGCAGTACGGATACCAGTACATTACATCGACGAAAGACAATATTATTTACTGCCTGCAAAGTCAGACTTCGGAAAGCAATGTTGCAAAGTTCTCTCAAGATTCTACTGCCGACAAATGGATTTTCAATGAGGACGGTTCTTGGGTGAGCGATTTGACAAACCGGCAATTACAGATCAAAACAGCGGAACGTGTGCCGGACCTTCTCGGGTATTGCCGCTGGTTGTATCTGCACCTTTTCGGCCTTGCCGCTGGAAACATTACTTTTAGGGTTGGAATAGGTGATGACTTCACAAGGAACTCGCAAGGGGTATTCGTTCCCGGTAGTACCGCTCAACCTGTTTTTGATGAAGCACAATTTGACATAGCGGTATTTGGTGAAAACACAGTGATTAAGAAGAAGTTGAATATGAATAAAAAGATGAAGGGCAATTCAGTTTTTGTTGAGATAACTCAAACGACTGACGATATGGCATTGAATTTTAACCGGGTGCTTTTAACTGGAGTAATAAAAAGGAGTCGTAAATCATGAAGCTTTTTAAATTCAGCTTGCCGTTTATTATTGTCGTTTCGATATTAATTATTGAGGGTCTTTTTATATCGGCAAACGGCCTTGATGATCTTTCCCGGCCTTATGCTTATACTCCCCGCGACACGATCAAGGCGTACAAGCTTGACACTAACGAAACTCGGCTTTATGTTGGGTATAACAAACTTAACGATACACTTGATTTGAAATTCATTCGATATTCACGGATGAAAGATAGCACCTTCGATACAGTCAAAGCAAAGTACGTTAAAGTCACCGATAGCATTTCTTCTGTGCTTGGCAGGTTTAGCGGCAAGGTAAATGCTGATAGCTTGACTTCTGCAAAAGGGGTATATTGCACGAAGATAAATACCGGCCTTGGTAATTATGAAATTGGGCAGGATGTGCATACCAATAGTGATGTGATTTTTGATTCTGTTGCGGCAAGGATAACAAAGTTGAGCTATGGAATTATTGATACCACCTTAACAGCTGATTCTGTCCATACAAGGGTGCTGTCTACTGATTCTTCTATAACTACTGCAAAGACACTTAATGCTGATTCAGTATTTTCTACAAAAGGGATTAAGGCAACAAACGGGCAATTTTCGTCAACCGTTAATGCTGATAGCTTATTCTCTACAAAAGGAATTAAGAGCGGGGCCGGTGTTTACGGGACAAAAGGAGTTTTTTCAAGTTTAGTATCAACGGACAGTGTTGCAATAGGAAATGGATTAAGCTATAATGGATCAACAATAGGAGCAATTGTAGCATTGCCTAAATCTGGATTTACGGGATGGGATACCAGCAAAACAACATTTAATTCATACTCATTAAAACAAATAGGTGGAACGTTTTATATATTTGACATACAAGGAAAAGGTAATGGCGCTTCGCATTATTATACAGACGGAGCATCATTAGCAACCGATCATCAATCTACCTGTTTTGTAGATACTGGAAACAGTATTTCTGAAGTTTTAAAAATACAAAAAACTGCATCTAACGCAAATATAGGTTTTACTAAATTAAACGGATCAGGGTTGGATAGAAACCCTGCTGATAGCATTTTAAACGTTCACGGCCAGATTTTTATAAGAAACGAATAATGTCAAACCAAATTCTCCGCACCTCTTCCTCTATCTCTCTCAAGGGAAAAATCTCTTGCGATAATCACTTCGTATTGCTCTGCGATGCTACTGCAAAATCGTTCACGGTTTATCTACCTGACGCAAAGGCGCTAAAAAATATCTGCCTTGTAATTGTCAAGACTGATTCTACTGCAAATACCGTTACGGTGCAATGCGAAATAGCAGGGCAGAAAGTAATAGGTTCTGAAAGTAGGACTCTATCGAATATCGCAATGTCGCTGATGCTATTCCCCTGTGGAGGTGATGGGTATTGGTACAAGGGAGGGGATTTAACCGATGCTCAGATTGCTGGCCTTCACACCCGCCTCCACGCTCTC